ATTGACGATGGAAACAGAGTCGATGTCTGAGAGGCCTTGGCCTCAAACCTCCTCGCCGTCTTCAGGCGAGGCGCCCTTGTTGGAGGTGTCCAACAACGTTGGGGAGAAATCCCCACACAATCATGGGTTTTACTCCAAGACCGAACCGAAAGGTGTTTGGCAGAATGATGTCATGTTGACTGCAATTGCTCAAGGGTTGCAGGTTGACGTGTGTCGTTCGGCGACAGTAACAAACAACCCGCATCGTGTGGCCGAATTGATTCGCTACATGATGCGCACGAAAGGAGGTATCTTGATCGCACAAAAGTTGAAGCAGGACGAGAAAAACGAACTGCCTCGGCTTGAGTTCGATCTCATATGCCTCTTCCCCAGTAATTCTGAAGTTGCTGCTTTTGAGAAAATTATCCGCCATTCGACGGGTAAGGTTCGCATTGGCGGTTACAGAAAGGAGCACAAGGGTAGTGATAAGGCGCGCGGTCGTTCTCTTTTTCCTCATGATTTGGCTCAGTCTCGTACTTTTTACGGTGGTGACATGCTTTACTATTTCTCACCAGGGGAATTGGTAGAGTTGTTCCTTGACCATCCCGAAATTAAGCGAGGCGTGACTATCTATGCGTGCGCGCGAGATTTTCTTAGTGAAGAAGGATCCCTGTTCTTGGATCGGTACCAATTTCCTGCAAGGTCATCTGGAACCGTCCAATTCAAGGAGGCTGAAATTCACGAGATTCCGCGCGTAAACAAGGATGGCACGCCGCACATGCGGTACGAAGACCCCAACCTCGGACGAGCATACACCAACAGACTCAAGAACTGGAAACAGAAGAAAGGGAAACGCGGGCCACCGCCTGAGCGTCCCCCTATGGTACCCGTTCTCGACAAAAAGATTCGCTGGAAAACTGTGGAAGTTGAAGTACCAGAAACAGGCGAAATTGATTATGTCGAGGGCCATGGAGCTTTTGTCAACGGACGCTTGCAGTTTTTTGCTAGTACTACACCCGGGGATTCGACGTATGTGCACGAAGTTAAGTCACGTGACTACTTCGTTCACAACGTCCTCCACGTTCAGATTAAAGAACGTGTTTTTCAAATCTCGATTCATTTCGAGTGGACGCTCGGACCTATGAACTTGATGCGCATTGATCTTTGCGAGGTTGACAAACTCGGCGAAGACGTCAAGTACCAGAGGCATAGCCCGGCGTTCATCCAGGGAGGAGTTATTCCTTCCATCTTGTCCCTCCTTGTCGTTAAGGCTGCTGGCTGCAGTCTGGAACGACCTGACGCTCATCAGACCCTTCATGACATGAGTCATAGGCTGATGGTTCAGCGTCTTGGTAAGCACAATTTCGACAAACTTGTGCAGTACCACCCACTTCTGCGGCGTGCATGTGTTGCCACTGTGGAAAGTGCCATCACCTTGTCCAGAGTTCGTCTGGGTCCGTACCCTACTCACGACGACTACCAAGATGCCGCTCTTAAGCAGACGGCTGCGCGTATTTGCGCTGATCTTGGTGTGCCCGAACCAGTTGCACAGGCCTATGCCAGACTCACGAAGAGACAGACGCGCTCAGATTTTATTTTGGAACTGGCGCGAACTGTCTTCGAGGGTCTGCGTTGGGTCTGGGAACGCCTGTGTTCCGGAGCGGCTTGGCTCAAAGACACCCTCACTCCTAAAAGTGTTGGGTCTTCTTTGGTCAAGGTCGTCCGGTCCACAGTGCGCCGCACTGGCGTACCCCGCGTTTGGAACAAGTTGCTTCACAAGATTACCACTGTTGATTGGTTGCGCAACCGCATCTTGCAGACTGTTAGTTGGGCGTCAAAGCACCCACAAGCAGTCGCGGCCTTCGAGGAGGCTGCGACAATCTTGTGGAGTGTTATGACTGCCATAACGGAAGAGTCCGCTAAGAAGGCTGGGGGCCTCCCGATTACGGTGATCCTCGCTATGGTGGAGAATGTGTTCAACAGTTTCTCTCAGCTGTTGGATGATGGTGCCCTTCCGCAGACCTACACAGCAATGCTGCTGGCTTCTCTTGCCAATTTGTTTGCTCACATTGTCATGTCATTGTTGCCTCTGCCTGCAGCAATCTTGCTTCATGCGATATACAATTATTTCGCCACTCCTTCGGGATGGTTGGAACCTTTGTTGCATGAGTTGGAATGCGCAGTCATGCTTGATGAGATCGAGATGATGAGTGCTGACAAATTTGAGTATGTGCCCATTACTACCCCCGCCAATATGGTGGCTCAATCCACTGTTTTCACTGAAACGCCTGATGGTGAACAGCACTACATTCGCGACGATGAGCTTTTGCTCAACGAAATGAGTATGGCTGCCAATTCCCAGAAGCCCCTTGTGATCGAGAGTGACTGCGACAAGCTGCTTGTGAAACCTAGTAACAGCTTCTTGAATGCGGTCCTGATCGAAGCACAGCGTTTGGAGAAACCCTTGCCTTATGAAGCTGAACCATTGGCTTGGAAAGAAGCTGACTATGCTATCGACCTTTGGGTTGAGAAGCTTGGTTGCAATTTCAAGCCTCTGGATTCTCAAGCTTTGATTGAGTACATTGAACAGCGGCCCTGGACCCTGGCGCATAAAGAAGAGACCATTGAACAAATTAGGAAGTGGGCGGCGGGCAGTGATTTAGCCCGCCCCGATAAAATCATTCCGAAACAGGATGAGATCATACCCAACCAACCTGCAATGGCGGAACCTTATGAGGTTGCCTCTAAGACCCGACCTATCACACCCAAAGCTGAAGCAGACATCCCAGGGATGGCTGTTGCAGTCCCACTGAAGTCTTATCTAGAAGGCCGGCACATGTGGTCGGTCACTGGGTATGACACATGCCAGTTGACCCCTATAGAGGCGGCAGTGCCAGGCGTTTTCACTTTTTCCATGACTTACATCCCAAAACCTCGGTCTGATTGGCTGGGGGAATGGATGACGGACTCTGTCACCATGTTTGGTTTTCACGTGTGCATGCACGGTGATGACCATTATGCGGTGTTTGTTGATGAGAATGGTGATTGGCTTGCATGTGCGCTTGACATGGTCAACTGTGACAAGTCGTGTGGACTTCTGTTTCAGCGCGCGTTCATGAAATTTGTGAACGTGCTCTCTAATGGCCTCACCGAGACCCATATGAGTGCTCAGTTTGCTTTGTTGACCGGAAAATATCGGCTCATGTGTGATGCACGTGGCAGATTTTTCTGGAACAAGAAGAAGCCAA